ACTAAAAAGACTAGATGAGATATCTCTACTTGAGATACTGAACATAACAGCAGAAGACTTGGTTGATAGGTTTGAGGACAGAATCGAAGCCATGTTTGATGTTTTAGTTGACGAACTAGATGATACCGAAGAGGAAGAGTAGTGTTAAAATTAGTTATAACAAAACGAACAGATGTTAGGTTGTTAGAACGAATGACTAATCATTATTCAAAGCCAAAAGGTTTTGTAGGTCGCAATATTTGTTATGCTGTAACATTCAATAATGATTATTACGGGCATATTGTAGGAGGCTCCGCAAGTTTACATTTACCAGGAAGAGACGAGTTTATAAATCAAGAAAATTTAAACCAAGTCGTAAACAATGTTTTTTATAGTGTTTCTAAAGTAAATAATCAATATCCAACAAGAAATTTTACAACTTTAGTTATTAAAAAATTTATGGGTTGTATAACTAAAGATTGGTTTTTAAAATATGGTGATAATGTGGTTGGTTTTGAAACTCTTGTAGAACCACCAAGGACAGGAGATCTTTATAAAAAAGCTGGTTGGGTGTTAGTAGGCACTACAAAGGGTTTTACGTGTAAAAGGCAGGCCGGAACTGGTACAGATGGTTGGTCTGGTAAACGTGTATGGGACACCGTTAATTTACGTCCTAAACTAGTATTTTGTTTTAAAAATAAGAGGAAGATCAATGAAGTTGAATAACTACCAAGCATTTATCCACAAGAGCCGCTACAGTAGGTTTCTTGACGAACAAGGACGTAGAGAGAACTGGGGCGAAACTGTAGATCGCTACATGGCTTTTATGCAAAAGCAGTTACTGAAGAAGCATAAGTATGAGATTCCTCAGCATATCTATAAGACTGTACACAAGCAAAAGCAGTTACTGAAGAAGCATAAGTATGAGATTCCTCAGCATATCTATAAGACTGTACACAAAGCTATTGTAAACCTGGATGTGATGCCTTCGATGCGTTGTATGATGACTGCTGGTGAAGCTCTAGAGCGTCAGAACATTGCAGGATATAATTGTTCGTATCTACCCATCGATGATCCTAAGTCATTCGATGAGGCAATGTACATCCTTCTGTGTGGCACTGGTGTCGGTTTCTCTGTAGAGTCTAAGTATGTCAATCAATTACCTGAAGTCCCTGATCAGTTATTCGATAGTAAAACTACTATCGTGGTATCCGACAGCAAAGAGGGCTGGGCTAAAGCACTACGACAACTCATTGCTTTACTCTATGCTGGAGAGATTGCAAAATGGGATGTCTCCAAAGTTAGACCTGCTGGGGCAAGACTTAAGACCTTTGGAGGCAGAGCTTCTGGCCCAGAACCCCTCGTTGAACTATTCAAGTTTGTTATTAGGAAGTTCCAGTCGGCCAAAAATCGTCGTCTGTCGTCCATTGAATGCCATGATATTCTGTGCAAGATCGGGGAAGTTGTTGTTGTGGGTGGTGTGCGGCGATCTGCGATGATATCTTTAAGCGATCTAAGTGATGATCGTATGGCACACGCTAAAGCTGGATCTGATCGTATGGCACACGCTAAAGCTGGATCTTGGTGGGAACAACAAGGACAACGTAGCTTAGCGAACAACTCTGCTGTGTATGATACGAAGCCTTCAGTGGGTCAGTTCATGCGTGAATGGTGCTCAGTCTATGAGAGTCATTCTGGTGAGCGTGGTATCTTCAACAGAGAAGCATCACAGAAACAAGCTGCTATCAATGGTCGTAGAGATCCTAATCATGACTTTGGTACGAATCCCTGCAGTGAGATCATCCTACGTCCCTACCAATTCTGTAACCTCACTGAGGTCATTGTCAGGGCTACAGATACCATTGAGGATCTACGCTACAAAGTACGTGTAGCATCGATTCTAGGTACGTGGCAGAGCACAATGACTGACTTCCCCTATCTGCGTAAGATATGGGAAAAGAACACTGCTGAAGAGCGTCTATTGGGTGTATCACTGACAGGTATCTATGATCATAAGCTACTGAATGATCCTGATGATAAAGTGTTACCAGCAAGATTGGAGATGTTGAGAAATGAAGCAATCGTTGCTAATGAAGTTACAGCAAATGCTCTTAATATTCCTGTCTCTGCTGCTATCACTTGCGTCAAGCCTTCTGGTACTGTGTCTCAGCTTTGTGGCACTGCTTCTGGCATTCATCCTCAACATGCCCAGTATTACATTAGGCGTGTACGATCAGATAAAAAAGACCCTCTCACGGCGTTTATGATCGAACAAGGTATTCCTAGTGAACCTTGTGTGATGAGACCAGATAGCACTACAGTGTTCTCGTTTCCTATGAAGGCTCCTGAAGGCGCTATCACCAGGGATGATGTTGATGCTATATCTCACCTTAACCTATGGCGTATCTATCAGCTTCACTGGTGCGAACATAAACCTTCAGTAACTATTTCAGTCAATGAGAATGATTGGCCTACTGTAGGGGCTTGGGTGTATGACAACTTTGACATCTGTACTGGTGTATCATTCCTGCCAATGGATGGGGGCACTTATCGACAAGCACCTTATGAGACATGCAGCAAGGAAGACTATGAAGCCTTGTTAGCTAAGATGCCAGTAAACATCAACTGGGATATGCTCAAAGAGAATGATGATAACGTTGAAGGTGCACAGCAGCTTGCCTGTGTAGCCGGAGTGTGTGAAATCTAGATAAAAAAAAAGACCCCTACAAAGGGGTCTATAAAGGTCACTAAGGAAAACTATGCCGAATATCTATGGTTGGTCTTTTCTACCAGGGTTTATGTTAGGGATTTGCTACTCTGATGATTTTGTCGTAACTGACGAGGACAGCTCTGAGGTTCTTCTCGAAGGGTTCTTTGTCTTCGTTAACATCGCTATCTTTAGCTTTGTTGTTGGATGGGCCAAGGAGGAATAATGTCGCCTCTGCTTCACGACGAAGAACAAGGCCTTTGGTTACTTTACCTGCTGCAAGATTCCAACGCTTTAGTTCTTGAACAGCTTCCTCCCATCGTTCTTGGTTTATCCTTGTTCGCATCGTGGATGATCGGAGCCTAGCTGGTCCTAAGTTATAAGTCCAGCTAAGTATTGCAGCAGCTTTATTTTGGTGTTTCGTCAACACTGGACAGGCTTTGTAGACTTGAAGTAGGAATCTCTCTGCATCAAGTTCAAACAATTCCTGTCCTCTTTCTTTTGAGATCTCAGGATCATCCAAAATAACCCTAGCAGCAGCTTTATTTTGGTGTTTCGTCAACACTGGACAGGCTTTGTAGACTTGAAGTAGGAATCTCTCTGCATCAAGTTCAAACAATTCCTGTCCTCTTTCTTTTGAGATCTCAGGATCATCTAAGGTAACCCTATCACCATTCTCATACATGGTTGATCCCCAACCTATGGTGGGGACGTTAGCACTGCATAGATAGGGTTTACTTCTCCAGCCTTCGAATCTCTTGATTAGTGGTTCAGCAATGGCGATTACTTCTTTAATAGACATTGTTACTTTTGCTACAATTCTCAGACGCGGTTAAAATTTGTAGATTCCAAGGAACATGTAAACCAGATACGTTCTTACCTTGTAGTGGGACAATATGATCTACATGATGAACAATACCAGTCTGATAAGAACGTGCTTTAGCTATTTCGTAGAACTCTTGAATTTGTACTAATTGAATCATAGTTAACCAGGAAGGCCTTGCTTTTAATTTCTTAACATGTCTATCCATACACCTAGCGTTATGTAACGCAACATTCTGATCTTTCCATTTTTTAGCTCTTTCTTTGTAAGCATCTTTATTTTTTTCGTAGTCCAACCTACCTTTTTCACGTATCTTTTCTCTGTTAGCTAAGTAGTAAAGTTTTTTACGTTCTTTCAACGCTTCCTTATTCTTTTCCCTATACTTTCTATCTTGTTCTGCTTTCTTTGCTTTGTCTATCATTTTTTCGATGACTCCCAAACCCTCCCGATAAACCAGAACGTAAGTATCATAGCAAGCATTCCCTCATCGAAATCAGTCCAGCCTGTAACGAGTACAGAAGTCCAACTACCGTCTTGTAAGAAAGCTAAGTAAAGTCCTGCAATCTTTACTGATGAGTAAAAGAAAACAAACCA